CACCACAATCATTGGGGTGAAACGCATTATTTACCTTGGTATCAATCGACACCAGTATTCAGACCTAACAAGTACAATCATCACGGAGTACCTTGTTACATCTATAAAGACGAAAATTGGTGTTTCTAGGTTGAACCCTTACTTACAAGTGAGGTACTAGAACCACTACCAGACGCAGACCCAGTTGAAGCAGTGCTTTGGCTGGGTTTGTTGTATTTGGGTAAACCGATAAATTCTTCTGCAAGAGATCCCTGAGTCTTTTTGTATCCATTCTCATCAACTTCTGCGTTGGGAAGGTACATTGCTAGTTTCTTGAACTCAGCGACGAAATCAGTCAAATATTGCGGGCGAAGCAGGTATATATTTCTCTTAGTTTCATTAATTTCGTTCTCGTATGCATAGTATGATACAGGTATGCGACTTGATGATGAAGGTACAATACTGCCATCAGGTTTGGTGTATTGGAAATCCTCAGGTACTTGATATCCTGATTTCAATAGTACACTACCATCAGTATGTAAGTATTCTAAAGTTTCATAGTGTCTAACACCTTCTACTGAACCATACTTGTCTTCAACGTACTTGAAGAGATCCTCACGGTTCATTGGCCAGTCTTGATTCACGTTGATCACATTGTTTACAAGCAATATGACCCAATCTAGACCAGAATCCTTATAGAACTTATATGCTACTTGATCAGGTCTCTCATTCTCACCAATTTCATATTGGAGGAAACCTAACAGAGCACCTTGAAGTGAATCACGGATTTTGATCCTTCTGAAGATATTAACCGCAAGTTGGTAAGGTTGAAATCCATCAACCCTAGTCTTATTACGGACATATACCTTAGGTAGGTACTTAAAGTAAGCCATACTATCTTATTTCGTTTTTGGTGAGGAATGCAGTTTCATCGAAGTTTAAACTCAAGTTAAATGCAGCAGGACCATAATCCACACCACTATCATATTCATCTTTCAATGAGTTGTAAGGACCATCAGGAGTAAGATCCATACTAAGGTTTGTTAATACACATTTCACAGGGAATTGCATAATTCTAGAGAGTCTTGCAGGTTGTCCTGCCATTAGATCTAGATCACCATCTTCATTGGGAGAACCTTCTACCCTTACGATACCTAGCCTCATATAGTCAGGTATCGTAAGGAAACGGTTACTACCACCACCTGATTCACTACCTAGAATCGTTGCAGTCATATCAGACATTTCTTCATCATCATCGAATCCCTGCAGATCTTCAGGTGTACCATCATTTGTTCCAGGTAACATTGCTTTACGAAGGACGTGTATTATCCTATAAAGTTCTTTGGCTTCTTGCATATTCTTTGGCACACACTTAAAGTTAAAGTTGTGTGATCTGTAAGTTGTACCTCTAAATGTTGTTTCTTGATATGGGTTAAAAATCTTTTTAGTTGTTAGTGCAGATATTGCGTTGGCATCTAAACCATCTGCCTGTAATCCTAATGCACTGTTCACAGTACCTATAGCAGATCCCACAGCATTCATAATAAATTCTGGTTTAGCAGCACCAGCAGTCTGTTGTAGTGCTTGAACCATATTGCCTTGCATATCTGCTCTACCACCTGCATTACCAGCCATAGCAGAATTGACCATCTTCATAGCACCAAGACCAGCAGCACCTAGAGTAGTTCTTGCATACTCAGCACCGTATTCTTCTTTTAACCCTTGGGGTAAATACAAATAAATAGTTTTATATAGAGCACCTTCACCGCTACTGTTGCCACCAATGTGCTTGTAAGGGTTACCCTTATCTGAACTATATACTTTTATCACCAAGTAATCCACTACCTTAGTTTCATAGGAGTCTGCATCAGTAATGGCTGCACTGATTGAGTCCCCACCAGGTACTTGTGTTGGAATTGATCTTGGATATACTAATGGAGCTGCCATATGCCGAAGAGAAAAACTTACTCAGGAAGATTCAGACCTAGTAACCCAGGCAAGTATAAAGGTGATCCTACAAACATTATTTATAGATCTTCTTGGGAGAAGAAAGTAATGCTTTGGTGTGATGTGAATTCTAACGTTGTAAAGTGGTCTTCAGAAGAGATAATTGTACCTTATATCTCACCTGTAGACAGGAGACCACATAGATATTTCCCAGATTTCTATGTTAAAGGTCGTTTGAGAGGCAAGGGTCTCAAGGAATATATTATAGAAGTTAAACCTGATAGAGAGACTAGAAGACCAAAACCTAAGGTAAAGGTAACTAAACAGTACCTTAACGAGATAAGAACTTATAGTATTAACCAGGCTAAGTGGAAGGCTGCTACAACGTATGCTAAAGACCGTAAGATGGAATTTGTGGTATTAACCGAGCACGATTTAGGGCTATGAGCCTATTTGAAGACATAAAAGACTTAGCAGGAGGTAAATCTCAGAATCCATCTTGGTGGAGGAGCCAATTTCAGTACGGATTGGAGGGAATGACACCATCTGCAGAACCTGGTTCTATTGGAAGGATGCTTTTCTTCACATATAGAGCAGAATATGGTGAGAAGTATAGGTTTTGGGATGTATATCCCTTGGTTTATATCTTAGGAGAAGACTCTACTCACTTCTGGGGTGGTAACTTACATTATGTTGAACCAGAGTACCGAACAATCGTTGGTGCAGACTTAGCTTCTGGTAATAAGATAGTACCCAACGAAACCTTGCATAAATACTTGAGAAAGAATGTTTTATCCGCTACTTATGACGTACCTAGTACTGAGTGGCCTGACGTGGGGTTGATCCCCTGTGAACAGTTTGTTACTACTATTAATGGTAGGAATATACCAATTCCATCGAAACACGTTTACTAATGGGAATTTCGTTTACAAGATTTAAAGATACCGTTGCGACAGGAGCGTTTGAGCCAGCACGCTCAAATATGTACACGGTGATGATATCTATACCACCGTTTCTAGTCTATGATCTGAATGAATTTGGAGGAGCAAGTGATTATTATGAGGCTATAGACTTCTTTGCTGATCAGGTTACGGTACCATCAAGGAATATGATGTCTGGTGAAGTAACAAACTTTGGATCGATGAGGAGATATGCTACACAACAGACACCTACAGATTTAAATGTACAGTTTATAATAACAAAGAACCAATGGCATAGAAACTTCTTTGAAAGATGGATGAATGGTATTAGTAGAGATACTGAAAATAGAAGTATGTTCTATGATAAGTACACTTCAGATATTCTTATCAATAAGTATGAACCTGGATCTAACCTTGTAACAAGATTTGTCGATGGTAATAAGAGAGTAGGACAGATAAGAGATAATAAGATAACAGCACAGTGGAGAGCAGTTGGTTGCTTCCCTTACAATGTTAGTACTATACAGATGTCTAACGAACATACATCTTTAATGAAATTAGATGTACAGTTCTACCTAGAGAGATTCCGTCTTGGTACTACTGTCAAATCAGTTGCTGATTGGACTACTGATGAGGTGACTGTCAGAAGTGCACGTAGTGTTGTTAATCGTCGTAATGCGAACGAGAACGTGGATACTTTAGATAGAGTCATTGATGCAGCTACTGATATTGGTAATATCATTGGTAATAGGTCAATCAAGAAGTATACTTCCGATTGGAGCAGGTTGCTTTAGTGCCTAGATAGTATATGTAATATGATTTTATTATGGTCCGTGAAAAGATTGCTGATTTAATCAGGAATGCAGCTTTATCATTTGATGGAGTTGAACCTTTAGAATGTGACTGTAAGTGGATTGATTTTGAAGCAGGATGGATTAAAAATGAAATGTGGAAAGCACCAGGTTTCAGGAAGATCCATTTAGAAACTTCAGAAGTCAAGGGACTCGATGTACTGCATTGTGTCTTCTTTCCTGACTATAACTACAATATACCTATCTTCGGGTGTGATATTGTTGCTACTAAGACTGTGATAACTGCTGCTATTGTAGATATTTCTCCTGTTAGAGGGAGTGAAAAGATCTATGAGCAGATAGCACCTATTAGTAACGCATATATTTTCAAAGAAAAACGAGTTTTACCTTTGTGGGGTGATGATATTTTCTCACCTCATTTTAAATTTGTTAGGATACGAGATGAAGAAGAGGTAGGTGAGTATATAAGGATACTGGAGGGTTACTTAAACACACTATGTGATTGGGTCAAATCTGTTGAAAAAGAAGATAACTATGTTGATGCGATGCTGAGAATGGATGATCAGGTATGGTACTCTACTCAGCAAAGAAAGAACAAGAAAACAATAGCAGCACTGTCTAGTTGGTTTGACAAGGAGTGGGCTATAGATTACATACACAATATTCTATTTGACCTACCCAAATGAATCCTATATTTGACATAATATTTACTGCCACGTGGATAATCCTACTCGTTAGTGCTATAAGACTTATGTCACAAGGATGGAATATGGAACCCCCAAAACCCCCTAAGAAGAAATTTCAAGAACACCCTGAAATGTCAGAAGTTCAGGAGGGTGATGAACTATTAGTTGTAAATTTTACACCTGATCAGGAATTTACCGATAGGGTTAAAGAATCTGACAGCTTTTTATCAGAGTCATTAAAAGATAGGATCGATGAATTAAACGATCCTTGGGATGATGATGAAGATGATGACGGTGACATTCTCGTAACACGGAAATGACCGCATAAATACTTGTACTGAATTGAATTACTATGCCATTACCTACCCTGGTTGTACCAGAATATGAGTGCAACCTACCTTCTGGGAAGAAAGTGACCTATAGACCCTTCTTGGTTCGTGAGGAAAAGCTACTTTACGTAGCAATGGAATCACAAGACCAAAAGGAAATGGTTAAAGCAGTTAAAGAGATCATCAAAAATTGTACTAGCGTAAAGAATGTAGGTACACTATCTACATTTGACATCGAATTACTTTTCCTTCGTATTCGTGCTAAGTCAGTTGGTGAGATTAGTGAGTTTAAACTTACTTGTCCTGATGATGGTAAGACTCAAGTTGATGTTGAAATTAACTTAGAAGAAGTGGAAGTTGTTATACCTCCAGAACATTCTAAGAAGATCAAGATCACAGATGAAGTCACTCTTGTTATGAAGTATCCTTCTATTGATACTTTCGTAAAGAATAACTTATCGGAAAATCCTAATATTGATGATGTATTTGACCTTGCTGCTGATTGTGTAGATCAGATTGCAACAGGTGAGGATGTAGAAGATGCAAAGAACTATAAGAAGACAGAACTAGTCTCGTTCTTTGAAGGTATGAACTCCCAACAGTTCGCTATGGTACAGAGTTTCTTTGAAACTATGCCTAAGTTAGAACATACCTTAGAAGTCTTTAACCCTAAGACTGAAGTTAAAAGTGAGATTAAATTGGAGGGTATGGCGGCTTTTTTCGAATAGCCCTAGCCCACGATTCTCTAATGAATCTGTTTGAAGTGAATTTTGCAATGATGCAATATCACAAATATAGTTTGACAGAGTTAGAGAATATGATTCCGTGGGAAAGGGATGTATACGTGAATCTGCTAATTCGTTATCTGAAGGAAGAAGAAGCCAAACAAGCGGCATCTAATCGTACCTCGATTTAATGGCACCACAAGTAAAAAAAGTTAAAGTAAGATCCTTCCTTGCTGTAAAAGATAAGGGTGGTACCGCTGGTGCTGGAAATGATCCTATTAAGTCAATGACATTGGCATTTAATAGGATGGGTAATACGGTAGAGGATATTGGTAGGATAATAACTGATAGTTTAGAAGCAAAGGCACAGGCTGCAAGAGATGCAGCAGAAGCAAGTAGGTTACAATTAGTCAAAAAACAAGAGAATGACTACGAACAGAAGTTACTTGCTGATCCTAAGGATGTTAAAGATGGTGTAGAGAAAGATAAACCAAAAGTAGATAAAGGTAAGTGGTCTTGGTTACAGAAGTTACTATCACCATTTACAAAGTTATTAAAGTTTGCTGCTACTTGGTTTGTCCTAGACTTTCTATCAAATCCTAAGAATAAGAAGATTATATCTGTAGGTTTTACAGTAATTGGTGGTTGGTTCAAGATATTATCTAAGGTAGTACTGAAGAGCGTAGACTTTATACTGTCTGCATTTGGTGAGAAGAACCCTGTTATAGGTGCACTAAAATTAGTTGGTGGTATTGCTGGATTATTCTTAGCAGATCGTATCTTAAAGCCTTGGAAACTATTTGGTGATGCTAATAGGTTGCGTAAGTTTATACAAGGACAGATGAGGAGAGGTCTGGATCCTAAGAAACTTGCTGCACGACAGAGATTAGGTAAGTGGAAAAATATACGCAGAATGCGAAGGTTGAGATCCTTCGGTGGAAATATGGCACGGAGAGGTGGTGGACTTTTACGTGGTGGTGGAAAAGTATTAGCAGGTGGTGGTTTATCTGTAGCAATGGGTGTTGGTGCAGCATTCCGTCGTAAAGATGAAGGTGCATCAGTAGCAATAGGTGCTGGAGCAGGTGCAGTGATGGGTGGACTTGCTATGTCTGCACTGTTAACACCTATACTAGGTCCATTTGGTCCTATTGTAGGACAGTTTATAGGTAGTTTCTTAGGTGAACATATAGGTGCATTCATTGGTGATGCAATCAAACCTCTGTTTGAACCTATTAAGAGAGTATTTGGTGAGATATTGATGCCAGTACTTAAGTCATATTATGAAGGTCCTATGAAGGCATTCTCAGAATTCTGGCAGAGTCTGATACCAGCACTCGAAAAGGTATGGGACTTCTTAAAACCATTTGCTGATGCTGCAATCGATAAGATCCAGCTTTGGTTGCAAAATCCTGCTATCAAGAATGCTGTAGCAAGATTGAAACGTTTTGTCGGGGCTGCAGGGGATCTGGTAGGTGGTGTACAATCTACTGCAGGTAAAGTAGCGAATGTATTTGGTTTAGAATCTGAGTTAGATACTGCTCAAAGAGAATTGGGAGATGAACAGAGAACTGTAAGACAGAAAGAGCGTGCTATTGAAGCTGCCAGAGAGAAGTTAGCTTGGTTACAAAAATTAGCAGCAGAGAAAGGAGGAGATAAGAAGGAACATTTCAGTCATAGGTACACTCTTAATGAAAGGATAGCTGAAGAGCTAGCATATATTCAGAGATTAACTGATGCTAGAGCTGATGCTGTCACTAGAGTACAGAATGAACAGGAAGAATTGAATGCTCTCGAAGCACATCAAGCTGAGTCTGCAAGAATGATGGAAGCAGCACCTACTGGTCATAGTACTGGTAGTAAGATATTCCCTTTAAAGAATGGTCAGTTTGATGGTGAACCATCCTCTTGGTTTAAGAGTGCACCTGAAGCAGATGGTAAGGGTGATGGTATGGGTGTTGTACTCAAACCTAAACCTGATACGAGTTTAACTCAAGCAGTTGTTGCTGCTGTTGGTGGTATTGTATCTGGATGGAATTTTAAGGGTGGTAAGGATAAGAATTCTCAACTCAAGATAGAGGCTGAGGGAGATCCAGCGAGACATCATAGGTATCTCCATATGGAGCCTTTGGTTAAGAAGGGTGATAAAGTAAAAGCTGGTCAGATGATCGGTAGGTTAGTTGATCAAGGAGCAGATACTAGATTAAACTTCTCTGTATGGAAACCAAACTGGTCTTGGCCAGAGAATCCACATAAGGAATTACCTAAATTATTTGGTACTCCTATGGCTTCAGAGAATACTATTATTCCTCCTGAAATAAATAGTGCAGATACCGTAGCTGCAACTACCTCGGACGTTAATAGTACTAACCCTTCTAATACTGAAATTAAGACAGAAGGTAACACTGTTATTGTACAACCAATAGCTAGACGTACTACGGGTGGCGGCGGGGACAGCGGTTCAACAGTCGTTGGAGCATCAGCGGAGACAAGCATTAGAGGCTAATGGCAAGCACATCACCTAAAATTAGATTTTATAAGTTCGTTACAGCACCGAAGAGTAAAGGACTTACAATATCCATTGGGAACAAGACAGTAGCAGGATCTGATTTTGGATCTGCTATCAATGCTATTAACTCACTGGGTGCTACTGTTAACAGTATCGGTGTAATGCTGCAGACTAGTCTTGCATCAGAGAAGGCAGCACAGCAAGAACTGCTAAGAAATCAGCAGTTAATGAGAGACCAAGCCCTTGGTAAGAATCTTAAACAAGGTGCTCAAGGTGTAGGGAAGAGAGTAGGTGGACTGTTATCTAAAGCTGCACCAACATTCTTAGAGTACCTGGGTAGATTATTAAAATCTCTACTAACATTTGGTGTATTAGATTGGTTAAGTAAGAAGGAGAATACAGAGAAACTAAAAGTAATGATGGACAGACTTGGTAAGTTTGTCAAGGGTATGGTGGGGTTTATTGGAAACGTTACCAAGTTTATAGGTGATGCGTGGAATAGTACGTTTGGTGATGGTAAAGATTGGATAGAGAGAATAACTGGTGCACTAAAATTGATAGGTGTGGGAGGTGCAGCCTTATTAGGCTTATC